AATCTCTTTAATGTACTTAGCATCAGATTTTACTTCCTGCTTTATGCGCTTGAATCCGATTGAGTGCTGATTGATAATTTCATCTTCGACCATTAGCAGGTAATCCCTTCCGGCTTGATGCCTTCCTATTTTAGCCTCGTAATACAGGCCGTTGGTATCTTCATTAAGTTGCTGGAATACCCCAACCGCGTTATCGGTCTTGTGATCTAACAGGTATTTAATACGTTTGGTTCCTTCTGGACCGTTCTCAGATAATGACTTTGTAAACGAGCCTTCCATTATAACATCACCATCCGCATCCTTTGACCCAAAGTGCGCAAGATACCCCGTTACAATTCCCTGCTTTACATCTACGTCTTTGAATTTTTCGGATATTGCTTTGAAATCCATAAGACAAATATAATTATTTTCATTAAACAAATTTATTTTTTTTATATTCTCACTTTCCTAAGTTTCAATATCGGCAACCCATCCAAATCCTTAACCGCCTGAGTGCCTAGCACGCAACGGCAATTGATAACTTCATCGGCTGCACCACGTGCATCTCCCGGAAAGGCCATATCCGAAACTCCAACTTTAAAATCAGCGTTAAACGGAATCGGAGCTTGATAACTTGCAACCATGTGATCTCTACGGGTTCTGCGATCTAGTGTAGCTATCCAGAACTTCTCAACTACATAATCACTTGATTCAGCACCTACCTGTATGCCTTTATTGGCTGCGGTTGTGCTTTCAGTACGGGCAATTACTAAAGCACGGTTCCGGTTATATGCAGGATCGTTTAAAGTTTCCTGAATGAATTTAGCTTGATCTCTACGGGATAAGTTTCTATTTGCTGATTCTGCTAATAGTGACCTCATGTATTTTAAGGTGGTGTCTGTAATGCCCTGAATCTTATTCCCTGCATTCAATAGAAAGTAATCGACCATTTCCTGAATCCATTCCGCATTAAAGAAAGATAATGCCTTAGTTTCCCTGTCTGTAATCCAATCGTAGCTAAATTCTGCTGCGGAACGGCCAATAACCGGGTAAATCTCAAATAAGGCTTCCCGAATTGGCGTAGTGTTCATAACGTATGGCAAATAAGTTTCCAATACATCAAAATTACCCTCGTCAATCATTTTGATAACAGGCTGGATCTGATCGTCTAAGGCTTTCTTTATAATTGGATAAGCGTATTTCTCGTACCCCTTATGAAGTTTTAGCCAAGTTCTGTGGTATTTGGTTTGGGACATTGAAGGCCTGATCTAGTGATAAATCTTCTATTGGTACTAAGTTTGAAGGTACGTAAGTTTTATTCATTAACTCATCATTAATCAAGTCGTACCCCTGTGCTTCTCGTTTCTCGTTCGGCTGTAACCACCAAGACTTTTCAAGCCAATTAGTAAGCTCGACCTGATCTGTCTGCATTTCTTGATAAGACGAAATGTCAAAGTCAAAGTAATATTCTTTACCAAACGCCTTACGATATGGATTGCAGACAAACGTATTAATCGAATCTTTGATCTTGCGTAGGTTTGGCATTACTGCATTATAGATCAATTGTTTGCCGTGGTGTGAAACATTGTTATCCGTGCTCGCTTCCTCAGATCCTGAAAATGTAATAGGTACGTGGAAAGCTGCATATATCTTTTTTGTATCTAGGTTTAAAGATTCTATGAGCTGTAAATCAGTTGAAGGCAGCCCAATTTGAGTCCATTTTAATGGCCCCGTAGATGGAAATATGCGATCCATTAACTCATCTCCGCCCTTTGCCTCAATTATCTTTTCTTTTAATAGTGCTAATTGTGGAGCCGTTAATTTCGAATCATTGCCCTCTGGCGATATAAATCCCATCGCACCCCCGTTTTTCATTTGCTTTAATAGCTCATCAGCTCCCTGATTTTCCTTTAGGATATTACGGTAAATAGCTTTAAGCGGACTTTGACCGTATAAATTAGCACCTGTTAAGGTAAAATCTGGATTAAATGTCTTAAAGTGGTGGATCTGATCTGCTGGAAACGCAACCGGATCAGCGTAGGTAGTTGCTAACTTGTAACCTAAAATCGGTTGCAAATAACCACCCGAAACGATCTGCATAAATGTAGAAGGCATACTGTACAATTGACTCCAGAGTTTTTTACCAATATTAACCTCACTATCTGAATTGCCTAAAATGTAGCCGTTTCCGTTACATAGGAAAAAGCCTAATAAATCACTAATCCATTCTTCATAATTCTGTCTAGGGTTCGGGTTTGCAAGTAGTTTTAATATCGGATTGTTGGAATCCTTAACCTCATCAAATAACTGATTCTTTAACTGAATGGACTTCAAACGTGCCTGAACACCCTCAGCCATGCACATATTCTCGTAAATCTTTAGGTCTTTTTTCGTCACCCCGGGCTTAACTTCGTAGACCGAATAAGCACATTCAGATCCTTTTTTGATAATTAAATCAATACAGGTATAAACGTCTGCATTTTGCTGATAGCCTTGTTTGACAAACTTTTCGGTATCTTCCCAATCGAAAATGATTTGCCCGGCTCCAATCCATTGAAATATATTTTCATTGTAAAGATTTGAGGTCATTACCGGAATCATCGAAGCTAATTGAGTTCGAGCTGCCTGTTGAATGTCCTTAGCAAACCATGAAGTTATTAAACCCATGTTCAAATATATAAATTATTTACCAATTGAAATTATATTCTGCCCTACCTACTAAATTTAATTCATAGGCTCCCCAGACTAAGGCATCTATTCTGTTCGGGCTTTTCTCCCCCTTTTGTGCCTCCCAGCTGGTCATTTCAAGCTCCAATTCGGGCAATTCCCCTACATGATGCGCTTGTGTTGGTTTGCTATCGGTGAACTCATACAGTGCAGATACAGGTTCAGCACGTGTTAATTTATCTCGTGTTGCGTGAACTCCCCTATAAGGAATATTCTTATCTACGGATCTGATTACGGTTTCAATCAAATCCCCACCGTTGTTTACTTCACCAATTATACGATCAGCCCCCCATTTGTAGAAAAGTTTAACGGCCTCACTTGCCCATTCAATAGGCGTGTAGCTTCCTGTGGCATCTTCAAGCAGATACAAATGATCGTCAAATCCGATCCCAGAAACGATTATACCCGTTTCATCAGAAGTATCCTTTGATGTCACGGCAGGATCTATGCTTACTACAATGCGCTTAAGGGATGGGCAAACAGTAACCCTGCCTATGTTAATCATTTCATCAGTCCATAGTGCGCCCTCGTTATCATCGCCAAACTCACCACGTAGGAATCGTTTCTTTTTACGTTCAGGGAGTGATTCTAGTAACTCAATGTATTCAAGACTGATATTTTCTAAGTTGTCAGCAGGATTCATTTTTAGCACCCCGTAACGGTTTACAAATGGCAGTTCTGTATTAGTTTCCGGTTCGATGTTTTGCACAAAAACCTTGTAAGTCCAGTGTTTTTTTGATGGTGGGTTTTCGTCTACAAATAGCAGATTCTTAGCTCCATCAATCTTTTGAGCAAGCCTGGTGAGTAAGGTAGTAAAGGCCTCATAGGTGATTTGTGAGCTTTCATTTACAAAGATGGTCAAGAATTCCATTCCTAATATCTTTTCGGATCTATCCTTATCATCAAGCCCTCCAATCCATATTTCAGAACCATTAGGCAAGGTAATAAAGTAATCCTGATTGTTCCAATGTGGTTTTATTTCAGGGAAGCATATTTTTAGAACCTTCTTTAGCGTATCTAGCCAAATGGAATTCTTAACATGGTTAAACCGGAATCTACAAATCAAATGTCTTGATCCCGGGTACTTACAGGCTATCACAATCATTGCGTAAATGATTATAAAAGATTTTCCCGACCTACTGCCACCGTAAAGCAGGAACCGTGAAGCACCTGATATAAACAAGTCAATTGCTCTTTCCTGAATTATGGTCTTAATGAAGTTCATCCTCCAAGTTTAGCATCTTTGTCGGTAATGTGGATACCGATTTGGCCTGTGATTGTTTGGTCGATCTCCTGTTTTGGCGCACCGTATGCAGAATCCATTATGGCACGATAGGCGGCAGTATCGCCTTTGGTTATTGCGTTTGTAATCTGAACGATTGTAGCGATTTCTTCTGTTGACATTCTTTTTTCAATATCAGGGTATATCTCTTTTATTTTTTCGAAAATTTGCTCAGGCAGAGCGCAAGTCATTTCAAGAACCTTTTTCGCAATAGTGGATCTATTTTTTAATCCAGTAGGGTAACCAGGCGATCCCGGATTGCCTACCTTGAATTGTGTATTTTTACCAAGCACACCAATATTAGGATTTCCCATAAATAGTCAATTCTTTTTTGCCCTGCAAATATACCTTAATTTCATTAATCCATGTTTTAGTAAATTCAAACATGGAAATGTCATTGTCTATAATGTATTGTTCGATTCTTGAATTGTAGCTAAGATTTCCAGACCCCTCAACGGTGTAGTAGTTTTCAGATGTCTTGAAACTCATAATCTTACTATGGCTTGAGGCAAAAATCAACTCTATATTTGGGTTGTTTACAAAAAAATCTTTAGTTGCTTGCTCTTTTGCCCGGTGCGCCTTGTTCCTTAGATTTGACATTAAAATAGTAGCTGTCTTAATTTTACCAGAAGTTACCAGCTCATTAATTATTACGGATGCTTCATAATTAATTGAATAAATACAAAACAAAGCTTCATCGACTTGACCCTCTATACTTATAACGTGCTGTAAAAAAGCTACTGCATTAAATGATCTTTTTGTAATTAATCTGATCTGCTCGTTCTTTTTTGGCAAACCAATTTCAGAAAGCCGTTCAATTACTGCAGTCGTCTTTTCTTTGTACAACTTTAGTAAATGATCCTTAGTGTCTTCTACGCCACTATCATTAGTATCTTTTTGTACCCAATCTATTCCTTCAAAGAAATTCATAATAAAACCGATTATAAACCGAATATAATTATTTTTATTTATATAAAAAACCCGGTCATTTCTGAACCGGGTAATAATCGTTTGACCTTAGGAAATTCTGCCAGTCATTACCTGTGTTATTTTCGCAGGACTGAAACTC